TTCTTGCATTAACATGTTCTTCCCATTTTGCATCAGAAAGATAGATACCATGTTTAGTATCTGCTGTTGCAGGAAGAACAAATTCAGCCCATGTTTTTAAAGTCGTATTAGAAGGAACTCCTCTGTCTACCCAGTATTGATATCTATCAGGTTGTGCATAAATAACAAATGATTGATCGGTATTATCCTGTCCCGCTTTAGGATCAAATTTTAAATTTCTGAATATTCCTACATCAGCTTGTTTCTGACCATCAGGAAATAATATTGGATCATCACGCCATGCAGATACTGTAATTGTGTCAGGTGTACTTTGTACTGCATAATGGTCATACCAGTCATAAGTTACTCCTTGAACATTTATCGCAAATATCCATCCTTTCTGTGCATTAAGTTGAGAATCTCCCGTTGCAATACCTTCTACACTTACATCTCCTACAGGATTTGCTTTAGTTTGTTGTGAGGCCCATACATTAGTTCCTACTAAATCCCAATCTTTTGGATTACTTAAAGCCCATTGAACAAATAGTTTCATATTAAATCACCACCTTTATACATAAGTTTCTCATAAAAAAACCAACCCTTTCGAGCTGGTTGCGTCAATTATTGTATTAATTATTCGCTGGTTGTATCCAGCTCTATATTAATTGTATCACGAAACTGCAATTTTCTGTTGATAGTTCTTTTTCCCTACCAAGCATTGCCACCCTATAAAATATTCACAAAACTTCTCTCCTCTAGGAGTCTGGCTAACAAACTTCATTAGGCCTTCTTTGGTTTTCCTATAATCTTGATTAACACTCATTGTCCATTGACGATAAAAGATAAGAGTAAACTTATCAGGTAACTGTGGCAATTTCTCACTTTCAAGAAGAACCTTCAAACCATTAATATAGAAAAGTCCTGTACCAAGATCAACGGATATAATGTTTCCATCACCTTTCAATGAAAACATACGGATTGTCTTACCTTTCTTAACTTCCTCCTGAACATCATAATATGCTGATCGTTTCTTAGGGTCTAAATTAGATTTATCATCCAAGGTTTGCTTATAAATAGTATTATCTGTGAATTGAGCTTCGAATAAATATTTGAGGTTTTCTGTATTCGTCATGGTATTGACTAGGTTCTTGTATGAACTATTCTTCCGGTGTTTCTTCTTCTACTATTTCACCTTCTGTTGCTCCTGCTTTTCCTAACATAGCTGCAAGCTTTGCTTCTTGTGCTTCAATACTAACCTGACCTTTACTTCCTTCTTCTTCTGCCTTTAGAGCTTTATCAAGATCTTTAATAGTAGATGATATCTTAAAGAAGCTACCACAATCCTTACTTTGACAAGTGAATACAAAATCTCCATTAAGATCTAATGATGCTTTGTGTTTTGTTATTTTTTGTTCTTTAGGACAAAATGCGTCTTTCATATTAGTTTTCTTGGTACTGTAAAGTTAGTGTAACCTGTGCTGTATCTCCTGCTGCTGCTCCTGATGTTTGTAATTGTGTTACAAGCCAGTTTGTATAGCAAGGATTAGTTGCCATTGAAGCTGCTTTACCTGTTGCTTCGGGGCCAGTTGCTCCAAACCATACTGCTACTCCTGATCCAATTGCAATTGCTGAAGTCATATTAGTAGTAAGAGCTGCATTAGTTGTTTGCGAAGGAGTTGTGTATGCAACATTATCTCCATCTGTTGTCATGGCTGGTGGGCCTTTTAATGTAAGCCCTGTACCAAATGCTGTTGCTGTATGAGCGAATAATCCAGAGAGGATTGTATTATATGTTCCTGAGAAGTGTCCAAAAAGCCAATTCTCTACTGAATTTGTTCCGTCTGTAATAGGAGATGCGGTATATGCGGTACCTTCAGTTGTAACTGCCTTCCAATTTACATCTGTAACTCCAGCAGTCCTAACTGTTCCTAAAGTAGGTGAACCTGTTGCGTTTCCTGAATCTCTATCGAATGCGAATGTTGCTGCCATATATTTATTTCCTACTTTTAGTATATCCTATTTTAAAAGAAAAAGGGAACTAAAATGTTTCTGATACAAGACCATAGTCTAAACTCGTTCTTTCAGCCCATGCCTCAGTATAATCTCCAATATTAGGATTATTACGAATTGTGGCATATTTTAAGTCTTTTGCATCACCATCAGTAATAATCCTTATAATCTGGTACTTACCACCTACATTTTCTTTCCCAAGATATTTAGTATCAGTAATCTCCTCAGTGTTATTTAAACCCCAAGTATCATTTGTGGTAACAACAATATTACTATTCTCATCTACATAAGGCCTAGCATCAGCACCGGTACTTGTTTGAAAAGGACTTGAGTTATTAGCAATACTTTCAGAAAGCCTATCAATTGCCTTATAAAAAGCTTTACCGTCTGACAATCGTACTGCCAACGGATTTCTAGCACTAAAAGTTTCCCAAACTTTAGTAAGATCATCAATGGCTTTTTGAACAGGTTTAAGATCTACTTCCTTTTCATTCAAAGTTATATGAGGAGCTTCTTGTTTCGGTACATTTACAATAGGAGCAGGAATAACAGGACTTTCCACCGAGATTTTAGGATTTAACTTCAATTTTTCCACCGACTTCTCTAAGTTGGAAATTGACTTCAAAATTTCACCCCAATTTGTTATCTCGGTTGTGTTTTTGAGGTTAGAAACTTTAATCTCGGTGGGATATTTAGGAAATTCCGGATATTTAGGAAAATTACCTACAGATACATCTTTTAAGGATGGAAGGACTTTCTTAATTTCCTGAAGTAATTGTAAAGTCTTTTTAATCTCCTGCTCAACTTTTGATTGGTTTGCAACAATAACTGTTCCTTTTACATCGACTTTACTAACAGGATTGGTAACTTTTACAGGATAGGTATGGGTAATAATTGTATTCCGAAGTGTTTTAACCCCAACAATTGCTACATTCTCAATTGTTTTGATTATCCGATTCGTTATATCTAATACAAATTGATACGTCATGTTTCATTATTGAATGATGTTTTGTAAATCATATCCTTGAGCTTCACCAGGCATTGCTTCAGGAACTACTCCTTCTCCACCGCCACCCATAAGTGCTGCAAGATCTTGTGGAGCTTGTCCTTGTGGAAGTTGTGGAGCTGACATTTGTTGAATCTCCTTTTCACTCTGAATAAATCTTAAATGCTTCTCAATATACTTTTCAAATAATGCCGAGATTTCAGGTGTATACATTTCTTTATTATCTTCATATCTAATAGCAATAATCTGCATAAGTTCTAAATGCGGATCACGGGCTTTAATTTCAGGCATTTGACCCCGTTCAAGCATTAAAGCATCACGTTCTCCCTTTTCATCAAGGGAAACTACTACATCTTCAATATTTTCCATTTCAGGATAAGAATCTATAAGATTTTCTGCTAACGGAACTAAATCGACTTGAACACCTGAAGGAACAACCTGACTATTGAGCGTTGTAATAAGGTTCTGAAGTGAAGCCTGGCGAGATGCAGGAGTTTGCTTAATCATAGATTCAGGAAGTGTATATACATCAAAGTTTGCCGATACTTCATCAGGATTGATCTGAATTAATTCTCTTACACCTTTCTTACCTGTAACTGAAAATGTCTGTTCTTCTGTTACATATTGGGGATTAAGTGAAAGGAAATGATCTCCTAATTCCTTTAATATCTGTTCTCCAAAGAGATCAAATATCATCTCAATATTAGTATCGATATTCTTATCAATTATTTGTGCTCCTCGTGCTGTTTGATTAATAGACTGTGTAGCTGCCGATCCTGAAGAATAAAGCGAAGAAATACCTCCTGTGCGTTCAAATTTGGTATTAAGTTCTTGTCCTACCCTAAGCATAGACATTGTGGAATCAACTGGCCTTATAGGAACAATAGCATTAGGATCACCAGCAGTACGAATAATTCCTGAAGGACGTTGTTTAAACATATAATCAGGAACATTAGCCGAACCTGCACCTGCTATCCACATATTATTATTAATTGACCGAATATTGGTAAGAAGCTGATTTTGTACTTCTGTAGAAGCAATTTGAGTATCTCCAGTTGCATCAACAACACTCATTGAGAAATACTCATCATCTTCAGGAAAAGCAGTCATATCTATATATGGATAATGTCCATGCCAATAAATGTTCTCCCTTTTCTTATTTATAATCTCGTTTGAACCGTCTACTAAGGGAAGATAGATAACATCACCCTCTTTTGTGTGCATACAAACTACAGGAAATGTAGCAGCATGAAAAGTCATTTCATCCATAGTATCGCTATCTTTTACAAAATCTGCCTCATAATCAAGAGTTTTACCCTCTACTCCTGCTTTTCTAAGCTTTTCAATAAAAGATTTATCCCAATACTCATAACCATACGTTTCATTATCTTTAATCATATCTCCAACTTTAAGTTGCATAACCTCAAGAATATATGGTTGTTCTTTTAAAGAAGGAATATTACGATTTGGAATTAAGATATTATTAAAACGGACAAACTGAAGGTCTGCCCTATTTGTAAGAGGTCGCATTTCATACTTATACTCACCATTCTTTATAACTATACGAGGATCATACTTCCAACCTGTTTTAAAATAAGCTTTACCAGCAATATAGTTTGAAAAGAATGCACGGGTTAGAAGTGTAGTAAGAGGCAATTCATTTATCTCCCAATTAACAAAGTCTTGATTTACCTGACGTTTTTCAAAATCTTCTGATTTACGAGCTTCAAGACGAACTTTTGTCATTGACGGATTAGAACGTGCTACATAGTTTCTAATAAGTGGAAAAACCTGTTGGTCTACTAAACTATAATCCCACTCGTAAGAATCATCTAACGTAAGATTCCCTTTATATAAATTGCGATTTTGTTCTACTCGGTCTGCAACAGGTGCAAATAAATCACGGGCTTTATTATAACGATTACGAACTATATCAGCGTACTTTTGATCTTTTGTCTTTTCTGCCATATTATTCTACCTTCAGTATACCTTATTTTCCATTCCTTTGAGATACGCTATAAGCCTTTTTAAGCCTTATTCGTACCTTTTCTAAACTATCTTTATAACGATCTTTAGATATTGAAAGAATATCAGCACAATCATTCTGAGTCAATTTATATCCCGCTTCTTTTATTATCTGTAAAAGAAAAATAATCTTTTGTCTATCATCAAGTTCTGCTAAAAACTTAATAAGAAGTGTTTCAACTTCAAGTCCTCCATATAATTGATCTTCTTCACTTCCTTCATCACTTACATCAAATAGTTCACCAAAATCTGTAAAATTTGTAGCTTCAGCTAGGAAAAGAAAAGCCCTATTATAGTGTCTGACTTCATCTACTTTTCCCATAGTTTATCCTCCTTTCTCTTAAATTGAGCAAGAATTTTGTTAAAGATTTCTTTTTTCTTAACATAATCAAATCCATTACGGGTATTTCCTATTTGTCTATACCAAAGTAAAGTATTGGCTTTCTCAATCTTGTAACCATTACACATCACTCGAAGCCAAAAATCTAAATCCTCAAGTACCGGTAAATCCCTAAATCCTCCAACTTTCTCAAATACTTCACGCCTCATAAGAGAAGTAATGGGTAAACCTACTTTTTCAAAATCATATACATAAGTTGGTGTTACAATTTCAGGATATATTGAAAGACTTGAATCACCTTCTGGATTCCAAAAGTAAAGATCAGGATATGTAACATCAACCCCATCTACTATCTTTAAAACCATCTTTTGAATGTAGTCAGGAGAAATAACATCATCACCATCTATAAATAAAATCAATCTACCTTTAGAAAAACGGAATCCTTCATTACGGGCATTTGAAACCCCAAAGTTTTGGTTTAAGAAGATAGAAGTAGCTTCTGCATGATGAGTAGGTGCTTCACAACCATCATGTATAACCAATATCTCACGGACGTGTTTTGATTGTCTAAGAACCGAATTAACACATTCATCAAGGTATTGTTCCTTATTAAAACAAGTTATTATGGCAGAAACATCACACGGTATCATTTTATTTCTTTAAAGGTCTAAGGTTATCAACATTTCTAAAATCTTCTCTTACTTGTTTAATATCCTGACGGATCTCGATTAACTTTACTTTAATATCACTCACAACTTGAGAAATTGAAATTATACTGTTTTGCATTGAATTTAAAGCTTCAGCTTGTTGTCTTGTAACAAATTCATTATCCAAAACGCCCACCTCCTCTCAAAACTTTACGGCCTGTAAAAAACCCACCGGCTTTGTGCATAATATCTGTAGCCCTATCAGCCCATTCAGGTTTCTCATCCGAAAAATCTTTAAAATTATCTACATTCACAAAAAAGTATTCCATACTTGAACGCAAATGAGAACTCCAATCATGAATTGGTAAAGCGATAGGAGTTGTTGCTTGACTTGTTTCTTCACGTTGTGGATAACGGGCAGATTTAATTGCCTCTAAGAAATAATCATTTCTATGACTTTGATTTACTTCAATCCCTTTTTGAAGATAAACTTTGGTCTTTTCACGTCTTGTATAAAAATCATTCTTAGAAGTTGATTGAACATATACTTTAATCCGTTCAAGCTCCTGTCGAGTAGAAGTACCGGTAAGAATAGAACGCTTTTTAACATCAGGATCGCCAAAGTGAATTGCCGGAGGAAGTTCTGATATTTCATCAATAGCTTTTAGTTCATCATCTGTATATTGAAATTTAGAATCTATATTCTTACCAAATAAAGGAAAAAACCATTCAATAGGTTTATCCTGTGCTTCAAAACTATCTACTACACGCCACTTTCCATTAGCAGGATTCTGTTGCCAAAAGATTAATGCCATACCATCAAGTCCAAAATCCCAAGAAGTAAAAAGTTGCTGATTTATAATAAAAGGAAAACTCCCATACGCTGCCGATTCTATTTCAGGATAAACACGGCCTGTAATAGAAGTTTCCCAATTAACCATGATCTCACGGTTAAAGTCCTCAGAAGATCGTCTTTGCTTTTGTTCTTCCAACCAACCTTTATTCTTACGGGGATCAAGAGCGTAATTTAAAGTAAGAACCTTTATTTTCTCTCCATCTTTACCAAACCTTAATCGCTTTGCTTTTGATGGTGCAATACCAGGTGTTGTTGCAATAATTCTGCAATTTGTAGTATCTGCTGTTGCTCCCCATACTGCCGTACTATTATCCCAAAAAGCGAACTCATCTAAGAATACTGCCTTATGCCTTCCTCCTCTTGAGAAATTAGGATTAGAAGATTCTCCGGAAATAACATTACCAAGTTCAGGATTAACAAGCGACATATAGTTTAAATGCCTATCAGGATTATATTTCTCAGGCAAAATAAAAGACGGAAGGCGGGTTAACATATAATCTATTTTTCCAAATAATGATTCTTCTTTATTTCCTGTAGTACCACCACGCCTATTATCAACATAATCTTCCTTGCGTGATCCTATAAGAAAATTAGAACCCGGTTCATAAAGCCAAAACCAAATAAGAACTGCAAGAATTGTATAACTTACTCCCATCTCACGAGTTTTCTCTATAAACAAATCTTCACCATTACGAATTGCTTCAACAATATCTCTTACCAAACGCTTTTGAAAAGGAAACATTTTAAAACGGATGTTTGAAGGATTTACTTTAGGATTAAAAATATAACAGAATGTATCTATAAAATATACAGGATCTTCAGAAGCTATACGTTTCATTTCAAATAATGTGTCCTGAATACGCTTGGATTCTTGATCTGTTAATTGTTGCATAAGGTTAAAATACCATTTTCCTACGAAAAAAGCTATACTATATATATATGGTTTTTATAAATTCAAAAGGAACTAGATGGTATCTTCATATGAGAAATACTATTATAGGACGTAATAAACTGCCAGCTATAACCTACTTCTTTAGAAAAGAAAAAAAAGACGATTATCTTGATAATTTGCCAATTCATTTAATGATTAAAGAAACACCTTCCGGCTTACCCATTGTTAAAAAGATCTAAATACTTTGGTTTTAATACCTTCATATCAAAATTCATTTCTCCTATTACTGAAGCATTCGCTTTCATAGCAAATAAATCCTGTTTAACTAACCAATCAATCTTATCTGCATACGCCTGATGATCTACCGAATAAAACTCAATAGGACTACGGGCAGAAAATTTACCTTTACTAACTGCCGGTACTAACCATTCTTTTGGTAATAATTGATTATTAGGTGAAATATCAGACATTATTACAGGTAAACCTGACATAAGAGCTTCATTAGTAGTTAATGACAACCCACCCCATCTACGAGGCAACAGGAGGGCATCAAACCCACTATATAAGTCATTAATATCTTCTACATTATCAATCTCATAAGTAACACGAGAATCATCTAAAAAGTATTCAACTTGTAATGGATGTTGTGTTTTAATAACCAACTCAAAATCTGACTTCGTAAGTTGTACAGCATTAAGTAAATCAAGTGTTCCATTACGGTCTACTGTTGCAGAAGTTCCAATAATATGAAGAAACCGTTTTTTACCTTTACGTTTTAAATTTACCCCACGGGCTTTTTGGAGCTCATGGGGGTCAATTGGAGGTGGAAGATACATAACTCGATCTTTACCAAACTGTTCTTGCATTTCCTCTAACTTCCAATAGGAAGGCATCAAAAACTTGTCAGGTATTGGTAAATATGGTTTATCAAGATTATCACAGAATTCATAATTACTTTGACAAATAATCTTAGTTCCTTGCTTTTGTGCATACCAAACAAGATTAAAGTTATAAGGATTCTCAGCCGTTAAGATGTGGGTAAGATTCGGAATAAACTTCTGAACATCATTGTTATTTGGAAATCCATTACAAATAAAATACTCAAACTTCTTATACCAATCATAATGTTGAACAACATTCCTGCTAAAACCGGAAGAATCAATTACAAGAACTCGTTCTGGTTTCAACATTTTCGCAAGCCTACGAGTTTGGTTGCCTAAACCCCCATCATTTGCAAAAACAATTAATCCTAACTTCCTACCAAATTTGTTCTTTTTCATATTTCTTATCAGTTCCCCGGCCATCAAGATTTAATGACCGTTTTATGTCACCCTCTGGATGATAGATAAAAACCTTCCAATCCTGCCAATTACCAACACCTTCTACTTGTACTGCTGCTAAAAGTTTTCCATATAACAAATCTTCTATAAAACAATTTGCATCTTCTGAAAAGAATCTCATAGCATCTTTGTAAAATTCAGTTCGTGCTAAATGTGGCCGTTGACTCCATTGAACTGTTTTTAGTAGATCACCTTCGGGTTTGCCAACCATCAGATATTCATGCTCTTTAGGAACAAAACTCTCATAGTGAAAACGTATAACATGGGCTTTTTGGTCAAGAATAATCTGAATTAAATATTGCCAATCAATCGGCATATCAGTTACTAATGGCGTATCGTGTTCTACATATAATAGTAGGGGAGTTTTAACTAATGGTAAAGTTTCCTTCATCATTCCGGATTGATGTTTATGTTCATTAAATATTACCGGCATTATATTCGTATATTCGAAGTTACACTTCCAAAGAAGCTGCCGGATATATTCCTCATACTGTTCTTGCATATTCTCCTGTTCAGGTCTTATTCCATCAATCGTTAGAATAATATCCGAATTTGTATGAAATCTTACAGATTTTATAGTTTGATCAATAATCTCCGTACTTGGATGAGATGGAATAGGAGATGTAGGAATTATTACTGTTAAAGCTTCCTGAATACCTAAATCCTTTTTTATCTGTTGTTTTAATTCTACTTTCTTTTTAATCCACCAAGCAAATACAGAATTTGTAATATCTTTATCTCCTACAAGTTTTGGCATATCAGGAAATAAATTATCTAAATATTCAGGATAACGAATTGGAATTACTCTTGCTTCTAATGCTTCATAAAAGCGAAAAGAATCAGGAGATACATGACCTCCAGGAGCAGGGGCATACTTTGCATGAGCCATATAGTCATAGTATTCTTCAGGTTTTAATCCTCTTGAAAATCCATCAGTTCCGAATAATACTGACTTAGGGATATCAACAAGTCCCAAAAACATTGCTCGTCTTTCATCACTATTAAGTTGTCCTGCAAAAAAAACACTTATATCTTTCTTAACAAATCCAATGCTTTTAAGATGCTTTCTAGTTTCACTCGTATAACCAATAGGAAAAATGTTAGAATTCTTACAAGTTCCATACTGGCAATATAGAATCATATCGGGATGTTTTAAGTCCTGGCAGAGAAATTTACCTTCCTCATCCGAAGTTATAAATACCAGAACTTTAGGATAGGCAGCCAAATACATATTAATATCTTTAATTGCATTACCTTGATAAGCTCCGGGAATTATAAAAACCTCCCTTTCAGAATCAGGCAAATCTTCTAACAAGTCTTTAAGCAAGGCATGATCCCAATATCCTTCGGCCGGAGTATCATTAACTAACGATAAATAATTAATCTTCATTAAATTCTTCTATAAATTTTTTAAGCTTTGTAATTTCTATATCTCTTTCCGGTTTTGTATCTAAATACTTTTGAGGCATATTATCCCTAAAATGTTTTTCCCATTTATCTTTATCAGTTTGATCTTGTTCTCTTTTACCAAAAGCGGGATGAATATGTTCAGTATAAATATCAATTTTAACCTTTCTACCTACTCCATCAGCTAAATAAGTTAACCATGTGTCACTAAAATCTCCACTAAAATAAGGAGGGAGGCAACGACCTACTGCCTTAGTCCAATTCTTGTGAATAAAAGGCATTGTTGCATTTCCATTATCTTCAGGATTCCCATCATCTCCATATACTAAAAGAATCTTATCTGGATATTTCTCAAATTCTGCTAAGACTTTACTATCCCAACCCTTTGTATGAAAAATTGCATCATCTCCACCTATAAAATAAATTGATCCAGTTGCTCTTTGATAATCATGACACTGAGAAAGATTTTTTCTAATACCCTTTTTAATTTTAACCTGTTTTGGACAATTCCATTTATCATAAGATGAATCATCTTCATCTACATAAACGATAAACTCTATATTCTCAGGATTATCTGCAGTATTAAGTACAGACTTAACAAATCTTTGCAAAAATCCAAGACGACCTCTAGTTGGAATAAGAAAACTAATCATAAAATTCTTAATTTTTTAATCATGGTTTTAAAAATATCACATCTAACAATTCCTCAGCCCTTTGAGTATAAGTTTCAAAACTTTTAACATAATGATGTGCTAGTTTTCTTCTGGTTTCCCGTTCTCTATTATGTTTTAACCAGTAATCTATTTGAGTTTTCAAATCTACAAGATTTCCTGCCTCATACTCACCTATTCCAATCGTATCTATCCCTTCAACATAAGGATGAAGCAAAAATCCTCCCCTGCCCCGTGTTTCATAATATCTATCCGATACATAATTCGGTCTACCTCCAAAACAAGTATCTCCTACAACAACTTTACTAACAGCGTAAAGGCGATTTAACGCCTCTCCACGGGCAACTCCTTCGCCATCATTACCATAATGTCCAAATCTATTCCCATAAGTTTCTTTTAAAAAATCAATTAACTTCGGTCTGAAAGGATATTCCGGATGATAACCTCGACTACCCACAAAAACCACATCATAAAGGAAATCTTTACCGTTATAATTCTTATCCATATAACAATCACGCTCAACAACACCAGGTAGTAAATGATAAGCATTAATCCGATGCTTTATATATAAATCAACAGCTTCCGGTGAGAAATCTGCCATGAATTGATAATGAGCAAACCATGTTGCTTCTTTTCCTATATCTTCTTCCCTTTTTAACCATGCCCATCTATCTAAATGAACGGATGCCGTAGGAATAAAATGCTTTTCAAACTCTATAAATACAGCTTTTAATCCTATAATGTGATATGCAGGATCATGGGTATGGGAATAAAGAAGCAAATCTATATCATGGATTCTATTTAAAAGCTGTGCGGGATCTGTTTCATTCTCCTGAAAAGTTAAAACCCTATGTCCTAATTTTTCAAAACTCCATTTACGATCATTTTCAGTAGAAAAAGGTGGTATAAAGTTGCCTATAAATCCGATAGTCATACTAATTTCTTTTTAATTTGCCGATAATACTTTTTAAATCCAAAAGAAAGTGAAGTTTCACTAGATATTTTATCAGGATACTGTTTTCTTATAACTTTTCTTATTGCTTTTGCTTTTTTACCTCTCACTCTTAAACTATAACACTACGCTTGCATCAATGTCAAATTTGTAGTATAATAAGTATATATTGGGATAAATCCCTCATAAACTTATGGAAGTATTTATTCTCTTTGGCTTTCTGGCAATAATCCTATATAATACATTCCTGGCTTATATAATCCTCAAGATAATTCTGAAGGCAATACATCTACAACATAAGAAAACACGCAAAGAAGCCCAAGAAATAAAAACCCGGTTAACTCAGGTCCGAAAAGACCTTAATGTAATTGAAGTACAAAATGTTATAAAACGTACTAAAGGTTCTACTAAAAGAAATATTAAAACAGGTGCAGCATCTACCAACCCTTTATATACAATTATTGGATAATGAGAATTGATACAGCATTAATTATCGAAGATATACAGATTTTTCTAAAAGCTTTAAGAACCCTTATAAAAAGAACTTGGAAGAATATTAAAGAAGATTTAAGTTAACCATCCATCCCATCCCCACGTTCAGGTGAACCAAAAGAATCAAATAGATAATTTATAACCTTTGCAGGAGCTTCCAAGATAAACCCTAATAATATCAAATGTCCAACATATATAAATGCTAATAACTGAAATGGGAATGTAAGAACCCTTTGCCAAAGAGGTGGTTTATAACCCTCTCTAAAATGATCCATAGGTGTAACTCTGTAATACATAAGTCTACTATAGCACAATGCTAGTATAATGTCAAGCACCAAGTAGAATAGCCTATCTGCATCAGTAAGGCTCTATTCGTTTACTCCTACATCTGGTTCCATTGGGACTCCCAGTCTCAATTAACCCACCACTGCCACCTATACCCCCCTCATGGTACACTACAGGTCTACTCCTGCCCTGCTGCACAGGCACAGGCTCCTTGATTAATATACATATAGCATGCTATACTTATACTTAGTATGTTTGAGCCTAACAGAGGGAAGAAACCACACAAGTTTACATATACTTATATGGATATAGCAAGGCTAACAGGCTTAACATTAAATACAGTACGACAATATGCAAGCAAAGGAAAATATGATCCTTATAACTTAGCTTCAACTATAGAATTCATTAGCCACAAACTGGCCTCTTGACATATAAGCAAGCACCATGTTAAACTTAGCTATGAACACGGATATAAATACAGGCACAGCTCTGGGTAAGTATAGGCAAACCCGTGATACTAACGAAGAAACAACCTACAGTTTTGACTATCCAAAAGAAGGATTTACACAATATCAGATACTTATAATAAGACAGCGAATATACAATAAAACCTTTGGAAAGATTGCGGAAAAACCTTGACTAATCCTTCTTATCCCGTAGGTTAGTTCGTGAGAGTAAGATAGCCTCGGCAAGAATTTCGGGAGATACATTAAAAGTGTTGTTCTGAGTTAAGTTAGTTGGTTCTTCTTTCAGTCCATGATCTGCTTTTAAAAGTAGTCCAGTAAGCCTTCCATCAATTTCTTTTAACAGACCTTTTTTAACAAGATATTCCTTTTGCTTATCCCTTATATGGTTCAACAACACACGGATTTCTGAGTTTTCTGCGGTTAGGGCTTCATGATTGAGTAAAGCTTGCTCTGATATTCCTGCATGAAGTGAGGCGGATACAATCATCGGAAAGTCACTATCTTTTAAACCTTCTATATATTTATTTACTCTAGCGTATAATTCTGTTCGGTCCTTTGAATTAGCAAGCCCTATCTTGTACTTAGTAAGCGTTGAGAGTGTTTGGCCAGTGGTACTCATAATGTGTAATACCTTACATTAAATGTGTTATTACCTTAATTATAGCCTTATTACGCACGAAAGTCAAGTATATTGCTCTAAACTACCCTATTGACATATAGCAAGCGTTGTGTTACACTTTTAATTGAAGTTGATCACAACAGATCAAGACTTCAGCAAATTAACATATAGCTCAGGTTCACGCAAAGACTCGCAAGAGTTCGGTTCACGCATAATTAGGTTGATACCATTCGAAAGAAATAAGTCAAAATCCTGGGCTATATATTTTAAAACTATTATGAATGCAACTTATCAATTAATCACAGATCAGATAATAGCAGACTTACAAAAAGGGAAAATAGCATGGCGGAAAGATTGGGCTACAAGAGGCTTACCCCGTAACTATATCTCAAAACAGCCATATTCAGGCATTAATATGTTTTTATTATCTATTGATGAAAAATATACTTCACGAGAGTACCTAACATTCAACCAAGTCAATCAATTAGGCGGTCATGTATTAAAAGGCGAAAAGGCTCAACGAGTTATATTTTGGAAAGTTTTAGACATAAAAGAAGCCGAAGAAGATAAAACAATACCATTCTTGAAATATTATTATGTATTCAATCTGGAACAGACTACAATCAAGCCCAAAATTATAACACGAGAATTCAACCCGATTGATGAAGCGGAAAAGATAATATCCGGATATTTAACTAAACCCGAAATACAATACAAAGGTGATAAAGCATTTTTTAACACCAAAACCGATTATATCCAAATGCCACCTAAGGAAACATTTAAGAGCGATGCGGGATATTATGCCACAATGTTTCACGAATTAACCCATTCAACAGGACATAAAAGCCGATTAAACCGCTTTACAGAAGAAACTAATCTTGATTTCGGCAAAGAAGATTATTCAAAAGAAGAACTCATAGCCGAAATGGGAAGTGCTTTTCTTTGTGCAATTGCAGGAATATCAAACGAAGTAATCGAAAATCAGACAGCATATATTCAAAATTGGCTTACAGCTCTCAAAAATGATAATACATTAGTTATAAAAGCCTCAGCTAAAGCTAACAAAGCAGTCAAATACATAATAAACAAAGAAATAGAATTGAAAGTTCATTAAAAATTGAGGGTGATTACAAAAGTTAAGAAGTAATCTAAATGCGTTGCTTACTGGTTGCTTAATGCGTACCAATAAACTACAGCCCTTAATTTAATAAACTATAAATATATGAAAGATAATACAGTTTGCAGTTATTCGTACGGGGGAGATTTCAAATTTAGAATTGAAAAAATCCCTTATGGAGTAAATAGAAAATACGCCTTTTATAATGGCAATTATTTACTTGCTAGATTCGATACTGAAGAAAAGGCTCGCTTATATGCAGACGCATTTGAGCAAGGTTTAGAAGCATACTCAAATTGGCAATATCAAAAGGAGCAAAAAGAACTATAAATATGAATACTAATACACCACAAAAACGGTATAAAAATAAAAAATACAAATACCTAGCTTGTATATGGTGTGGTGGAGATCTACCAATAAACTCAACAGAGGCTAAATATTGCAGTAAAAAATGCCGAAGCTTAAAATAATTGATACCTTGACTTATAACAAGCGTTATGTTACACTAACAATATGAAACTAACAAAAAAACAGCAACAAACATTATCAAGAGAACTATTTAAAATGGCTTATCAATGGGGAATTTGGAAAATAGATACTGATTGGAATTCACAAGCATGGCAAACAGAAGTAGGTAGACTTCTTGGAAATGAGCCAAACGGTTTTCATCGAGTTGGTAATACTATTATGGAATGTTTTATTTTAGAATGTAAGAAAAAGCACTTACCCTTTTAAATATGATAAATTTTAATATTCAAACTCTTATAAACGAAGTAATCGAGAAAGAGAGCCAATATAAGACTTCAAAAAGAGATAATCAAAAATTCAATGTTTCAGACGCCGGGGGTTGTTATAGAGCCAGAGTATATAAACGCTTAGGAATTGAACCTACACGGGATATTGATATAGCTTCACTTCGTAAAATGACAGCAGGAACATCAGGGCACAATATGCTTCAAAGCTTACTAGAACGAGGCAATAAGCTATTTATGAGCGAAAACGAAGTAGGAACCGAACACTTACTAGGACATCCAGACGGAATAATCAAACATCAAGATACAAAATACCTTTTAGAAATAAAAACAATCGAGAAGTTTCAAATGGGATATATTAAGAAAGAAGGAGCAAAATCCCCACATTTACTACAAATGTTTACATATTGGACATTGCTCCGTAAAGATATAACAGACTTAAACCGAGCAATATTATCATATGTCAAACGAGAGGACTTTGAAGCTCATGACTTTTACTTTAATTGGTCAGATAATATCCAAACCCAAATAGATGAAGAATGGAATCCACTTATAAAACATTGGATTGACAAGACTTTACCAGATTGCACTTGTCACCTTATGTATAATGGCTCAGGGCCAAAATATTGTAGGTATGGAATTGATGAAACCAAATGTTGTGATGAAAAACTATTCAAGAAAGAAAAAAACGGAGTGTAATCATTACATATATGAAAAAGCCCGGAATTAGACAACAAGTATTAGCAGACTTTCTGAATGAGCCTGATATAGTTAAATTAGCTTTAGGATTGTATTCTTGGCGTGGTATATCCTATGAGGTACTACCATACAGCTTAACTATTAAACGCCACAATTGGAGCGGTTTTATTAGGTATATGTATAAAGGAAACGTATATTGTATACGAGAAGCAACAAACGATATGATTAAGAAATATTATAAAAATATATGATACTTGATAAAACAGGAGCACTACAAGCAATTACAGAACTGAGCGATACTGTATTTGATCTACAAGTATTTTCTGGGGATAATGATAATATCTGGAATAATGAAATTGAAAGACTTAAATTCATAATTATAGAAATGCAAAAGGAGTTGATGGATCGTGGATAAAAACATACATTTTACAGCTTGCGATGATCAACCCGAAGGATTTCCTTGTATTTGTGATCATATTAAAGATCAATATGAAGAATTGGAATTAGATCAAAAAGAAAATGAATTTACACAGTAATTGTTATACAAATAGAGAAATTGTTTTAGCTGTATTCTGGACATTTGTAATAACAATAATAGGAACAATAATATTTTAAAAAATCTAAATTTATTGTCGCCACCTTCGCCATGCAGGAGTATTCATTATAAATTCATCCCAAGTATCAAAATTCTTACCGGCTCCATTTTGAGCTATTGATCTTGCCTTCCATGTAGCAGGATCACCGGCAAAACCTGCATCCCGTATTCCTGCAAGCATTTCTTCCGGATCTTCTCTTAAAGCATAAGCATTGGCAAAAGCTTGTTTACCCTTTTCACCGGCTCCATAAAATTCAGAATTAGCTGTTCCAGATAACATCTTTGCACTTTTTGTAGCACTAGTTAAATCATCCCAAACAGGAGCATTTTGAGGATTACCATCATGTGCACCTATATTAAATCTATTCCTTGGCCCATTTTCACCGGCAGCAAGAGCATAAGCAACTTGAGGAGGAATTCCGTAATTATTAAATGTTTCAAGAGTTAAATCTTCGTAATTAGTAGGATTAGGTTGTTGAGTTGGTGTTGGTATAGGTTTTTGAGCTGCTATTACATCATCAAACCCACCTGCTTGTGGAATACCAGGAGCTACTCTAGCACTTATTGGAAGTGGATTCTCAAGTTCAAAAGGTTTTGTACTATATTCTTCATCCTGGAATCCTAATAATTTAAGAATAGGATTTGCCGATGGAGAATTCCGGGTATAAAATCCATTTTCATTAGGTTGATTAGGTGGTTTAGGTTTGAATAAATTAAGTAATCCCAAAAAGTCCATTCTATACTTATTGTACCACTAAGACTGTTTCATTGAGGAAAAGTTCATAATGTTTAATTTTATCAATAGGTAAATAATAACATTCTTTATCATTTCTAAGAACAATATAACTTTTCTTTGTTGATGGATTATACCATTTGAAATTAGAGGTCATTTTATGAATTGTATTAGGAGAAAGACACGACTCCGGAAATAATTTAATAGCTTTTTTAAAATTAGCGATAAAGGTTTGAGATATAACACACCGCTCATCAATTACAAGCAATCCCTTTTGTTTATTCTGTTTCATATTATCAAATGCAAACTTAATAGCTTCTTCTTTTGAATAATCCCCTACTTCTACAAATACAAAACAACGGGAAGAACCATATTGTTTAACAATTGGTAATGCATCATGCCTACCAACTACATAAATATCATCTGATGTAGCTAACTGTGGCTGTAATTGAGTAAAAAGTACAGGGAAATTACGGGAATTTGTATGATAAATCAATACTGTCATTTCTTATCTCTCAACTGATAATTCTCACTAACTGCCTGTAACATTGATACAATAGTTAGAACAAATAATGTCCCAATTATTCCTAATAAAATTCCAAATATTAACATCATCGGTCTTTGGTTAGCTCAATATCCTATTATAACACACCGCTTGCTTGACAACAAGAGTTAAATGTGTTATAAAGAATAAGCATAAGTCTTGTGGAAAGACAGTTGTGTCCCTAGCTCTTATTGGCAACCACAAGAGCCTATGCAAGAGTTAGGAACAGAACTGTTTTTTGATGGATACTCAACAAATAAAACAATTAGCTGCAGATATAATCAACAAGAAGAAAACAATTCTTGAGATTCCACGAGGGGCAACATACTACACTATTCAAAACATCCTTCTAAAGATGGGCAACTTACCTCTAGTAAAAGCAATGGGAATACTATCTGGGCAAAGACTTGCTGCTAAAGGCTATCAAAGATGTGGTATTATTGGTTGGGTTAAAGCAAAAGACATATCAACTATGGGAATAGATATTAAAAATGGTAATTGGGTAGTAACAAATCCAGAGAAGTTTAGTAATTGGACAATATAATGATTGCACAAAATAAGCTAAGAAATCTCAAAGACGTGAGAGAATAAAACAGCGTTAATCGACAAATTCTAAGAGTCGCAAGACAAACGTAGAATTGCTTACTTAACCAGGGGCCATAAGCTTGATACCTTTAAGATTATCTTTCACTTTAGTTGGAGAAGTACAAAACGTTCCAACGGACATATAAATAAAAAAAAAGGCCGTTAGGCCTTATATATACTTAACCATTTGGTTAAATGTTCGGTAACTAAGCTATAAAAACGGCTGCTACTTACAATATAAAAAAATGATAACAATAGAAATAACTGATGCAATGATAATTAAAGCAAGAGAAATGGAAGCGGAAGTTCTCAAGAACTTAAAAGAAACTCCAAATTATACAGGTTTTTCAATACCTGATCGTTTCTATGTAGGCTTCATGGGAGAATTAATATTTGAATCTTTTTTGAAAGATAACAATAAGAAATATACATATACAGTTAAATTGGATGGTAATTCACAAGGAGGAGATTTTATAATTTCGGCACACCGAGAATTACAAGCGGAAGTAAAAGCCTCAGCACATCCTAACGCCAGAAATATAATGATACCAGAAGCACAATTCAACCATAGGACTTTTGATTTATACATAGGAATAAAAATATCAAATAGATTTGGGTATATTTATGGATATTGTTTTAAGAATATGTTTGTACTTGCAAAAGATGGTTTTAACAATAATAAGACTCCTACCTACTATATAGGCTTTGATAAATTATATTCAATAGATAAATTACTTCAAAAACTTCATTAAAACTACTACTTGCATATTAACTAGAATTGTGTTACTATTAAACCATGAATGATTGGAAAAAGATTATACCTGGAGATGCTTGGAACTACAAAGAAGAAGGTAAAGGTGCAGAGTTTGTAGGAACATACCTCTCTAAAGAAGAAAACGTAGGAGAAAACAATTCAATGCTATATGCATTTGAAACAGAAGAAGGAGTTAAGAACGTATGGGGTTCAACTCTTTTAGATACCAGATTAAAGAATATAAAATTCGGTGAGGAAGTAAAAATAGTTTACTTAGGACAAGAACCTTCTCAAAAGAGAAAAGGAAAGACTTACCACAATTTTGAAGTTTACCACAGAGAAATACCAATGGAAAAAGTATTAGATGACACTGAAGAACCACCTTTAGTTGATGAGCAATATAGATAATTATGTATGGCCGATATTACAGCTTACAAACCCACAGCAACTCTCGAAGAAACCTTTAGTGTTGATGAAGCCTTAACTGACGAGGAACTAACTTTTGAACTTCTAAAAAAGCTTGTGCTTGCCCGACACATACAAGATGTTAGTTTCCTCGCCATTGGTAAACTCCTCAAGATCGTAAGGGATAGAAAACTATATTTACATTTAGACTTTGAGAACTTTAGTCAATTCTTAGCTTCTGAAGAACTATCATTTTCTCGTGAAAAAGCCTATCTCTATATAAGGACTTATGAGTTATTTGTTGAAAAGCTTGGATTTAATCCTGATGAGATTGGGAAAATGGGAGTTGTTAGGCTTATGATGTTAATACCCCTTATTAAAGGGATTGAAGATAAAGATGAAGCCGTTAAAAAGATAGAAGAACTAAAAGATACCCGTTATGGGGATTTTGTAAGAGAAGTTAAAAAACAAACTAATATAACCGGTAAACCCGAAGTCTATTGGTCTGAAGAAGAAGGAAAACACATAGTTAAATATTTTGAAGATACTACTTTACTATTCTCACTTGGTAAATCAAATGAACAAACTTAAAGCCTTAGTTGATAAAGCTAACGAAGAATATGGTGCAGGTACTATTATTCTGCCAGAACTTGGGGAATCAATGATCAATGAAAAGCTTGAAGTTATATCAACAGGCTATGAACCTCTAAATAATGCTTTAGGAATTGGCGGTTATCCTAAAGGCCGTATTATTGAGATTATGGGTGAGGAGGCTAGTGGTAAATCAACATTAGCCCTTCATGCCATAGCAGAAGCCCAAGCAATAGGCATTCCTTGCGTCTATATTGACACAGAACACTCATTAGATAGGGATAGAGCTACCCTAATAGGGGTGAACTTTGAAAAGCTTCTTATTTCACAACCTGACAACGCTGAACAAGCTCTTGACCTGCTAGATTTTGTCATTAGAAGTAAAGAAATAGGACTTGTAGTTGTAGATTCTGTTGCAGCCTTAGTACCAAAAGCTGAAATTGAAGGAAATACAGGAGATGCAACAATCGGTATCCTTGCCCGTATGATGGGTAAGACATTAAGAAAAATAACAGCACCAGCTAATAAATATAAAGTATGTGTAATCTTTATAAACCAATTAAGAGATAAACTAGGAGGCTTTGGGTTTATTCCACAAAAGGTTGGTTCAGGCGGTAATGCCCTAAAGTTCTATTCATCAATAAGACTTGATATGAGAAGAATTGGTAATAATAAAGGAAAAGACGGTGTAACCTCAACAAATCATAAGATTGTTGTTAAAAAGAATAAACTAAGCATACCTATGCGAATCGTAGAGTGTCATATTGGGAAATCTGGTATTATTAAAAAGTAATATGTCTGGCAAATTACAAAAAGAATTGAACAAGTCTAAAGCTAAAAAGAAGGCTTATCATGCTTTTCAAATCTACATGAGGACTTTATGGACTATAAAAGGTTCTACTAAATGTTATACCTGTGATCGTCCTCTTAACTTCAAGAAAGTTCAAGTAGGCCATTGGGTAGAAGGACACGCCAATGCTACTTACATAAACGAAGATTACATTAAACCTCAATGCTTTTATTGCAATATACAACTTGGTGGTAATCAAGGAGAGTTCCGAGATAGAATAAGACAAGAGTTAGGAAATGAAATTGTAAATCAATTACTTGCAAATGCAAGATTTACCAAAGATATTTCAGTTAAAGATTATTTAGCATTAGAACAATTTTATGAAAATGCTTTAATTAGCTTGATTATATAATAAGCGTTGTGTTATAATGATGTTATGAGTGATAAAAAACCCTTAAACCCTGAAGTCCGAAAATACTTTCAAGAAATCGGTAGAATACGAGGAAACCAATTAAAAGAAAAATACGGAAGTGATTACTTTAAAAAGATCGCAAGCATGAGAAAGTTACACGGTCGTGAAAAACCTAAGCCTGATATTGATGAAGTTATTACAGAATAGTATGGATCTCACACTTGCCCTGTTCCTATCTTTTTACCTAGCCTATTTAGTGCTTATTTTCATTAAAATAAAATAATATAATAATAAAGAACACTAATGAGGGGAGGTGAATTAAATACATGAGAAAAATAATAGCAAGTATATTAATAGTATTTATGTTAGCAATTGGAGTAGTAAGCGTACACGCCCAAACAACCAATACTGACAGCAACAATACTACTACCACAACTGATAATAGCGTTGATAACACTAACAACAGTCAAGACAACGACCAAGACAATGACGATATTAATAAGGAAAAGGTTGTTGTTGTTTGTAAGATCGACAATGAGATTGATGACTCGGCAAACGCTGAGGCTGAAATAGACGGCGATGTTGAAGGTGAAGTTGAAGATCCAGAAAACGAGAATGATACAGAAATTGAGGACAACAATCCTGTTGTAACAGGAACTCAAACTAATACCATTGGGGATACTTCGGCAGATCAAACAATAACGCAAGAAACAACTGTTGATCAATTACCAAGCGTTGTAGCAGATTTTGAACAACGTGGTTGTGATATCACAGTCAACTACAAGACGACCACTAACACACCAGCAGCTACTAATACAGTAACCAACACGGTTACCGAACGTGTAGTTGAAAAAGAAGTTAAGGTAAGCGTACCTAGTGCAGCCCCTTCAACGGGACACGCACAATAGATAAGTGCTTCATCAACCGGAAAGTCCTGCTTGCCGGTTGATTAGGAAACTTATTATGAAAAGACTAGTCTTTATTTTATCTTTTATCGTCCTGCTTATAGGAGGCTTCTATTTTATTAGAATAGAAAAAGGTTCAATTACTTCTCTTATCAATCAAACTCAAGAAGAAGCTATAGCAATACCATTACGTTTAGAAATTCCCGCAATTAATGTAAATGCCCCTATAGAAAGTGTTGGTCAGGATAGTGAAGGACGTATGGATGTTCCCTCTATTTGGTTTGCTACAGGTTGGTACAACTTAGGATATAGACCCGGACATAAAGGCTCTGCTGTTATATCGGGTCATTATGATCGGGCAGATGGAGGTAAAGCAGTATTCTATAACTTAGATAACTTATCAATAGGAGATGAAATTCATGTATATGATAAAGACGAAAAGAAACGCACCTTTTATGTTACGGCAAAAGAAAGTTATCCCTGGAATCAAGTACCGCTTGAAGAAATATTTAATACAACTGGTAAAGCCACACTTAATCTTATAACTTGTGAGGGAGTTTGGGATTCCCGTACCCGTAATTATCAAGAGAGGTTAGTTATATATAGTGAAGCAAGATAATGAAAAGATATATATGGATAAAAATTTGGGATTTTCAATCTGACACAAATTTACCAGATTTTATACAAA